AATACTTGACATTTCAAAATACATTCTTGGTAGAGTAATCGCTACCTTTCTACCATCGGAAGGGTTACCTTGAAGTCTATACAAGAATTTTTGTTTAGGTCCATAAGCAAGAGGAACTTTTTCAGTTTCTAATACCTGACCATCAACAGTTTTTTTCAATTCAATATTATTGAATAATGTTCCAAAAGCGATTACGGTTTTTCTAACCGCTTCGTTATAAAATTGTGTTCCTAACATTAGAAGCTACCTGTAAAATTACCAAACTCACCGAATGGGTTTCTTTCACCCCAGTCAATAATATTATCCGCACCATCTTCAATTGATTGATTCTGATCAAACTCAGTGCTTGTGTTATTAATTGTTGAGAATGTTCCTAGTGTATATATCGCATTAGACTCAACACCTCTGATGAGATCACCATCTAAGAAATTACCAGTACGATTCATTACCTCTAGGGTATAATCAACTCCGTTCCAATCTGCTACCTCAGCAATTGTTGCACTATCTAAGTCAAACATCTGTGCTCTTTGACCACTGGTAATAGTATCTGTATAAGCATTAATTAGGTATTTAAGATTTACTGAGTCGTAATAAAAATGTCCTGGTACGGTTGTTGCATCCGTACCATTAAATGTGTAAACGTAAGAAATTCTACTGTCTTCAAATTTCCAGTAGTAGTATTTTTTCTGAGTAGTAGTTGCATAGTTTGGATCAAATCCACCAAGAGCAGTTACTTCAATTACACTATTAGATGAAGTCCAAGTTCTACTACCACTTTGTTGTACCATTCCTCCAATGACAACATGTTCATCTTTAATAAATTGAACCGCTTGAGGTGGAGCATCAATAGATATGGTGGGTGGGTTTGCAGGATCATATCCCGTTCCTCCACCAACGATTGATAGTGACACTACACCACCATCTTCAATAGTAGATTCAACAATACCACCTGTCCCCCCTCCACCTGTAATACTTACAGAGGGTGCTGTGTTATAACCACTTCCTGCAAGAGTTACAGTTGCTCCAGATATACTGCCGCTAGAATCAACGGTAACTGTTCCAGTTGCTTGCTGTCTGGTAGTAAGACCAAGATTAAGGGTTGTGATGTTACTGAAATCTCTTTCAATATCGTCAATTTCGTCAATCCCGGTGTCAAACTTGTCTGCTCCTTGCTCGTAGAGTTCAGCAGTAAGAACATAAAAATACTGTTTGCCCAATTGGAAGAATGGTTGTTCTCGTTCAACATACTTGATCTCGTAAGTATCTTCTGTCAATGGAAAATATATTAGATCTCCTTCGTTCGGTCTACCATCTACTGCTAAATTCATTGCAGGATTTGCAGACTGTTCCCATCTTCTTCTGGAAACAACAAATGTAATTTCGTCAGTAATTCTTAAACCAAACTTACTAACAAATTCATTGCCTGCTCCAAATCCCTCAACATTAACCAGCATCATTTCAATCATATAACTTTGATTGAATTCTGATTGAATAACTTCTCCTAAAGTTTTATCTTTAATTTGAACTCTAGGAACGTAATAAACATCAGCACCGAACAATTTAATTTGCTCGTCTACTAAATCTTGTACAAGATTCTGTTCGGTTTTATTACCACCGTATTGTGGGAAGTATACCTTTTTCATCCGATCATATCCATTGGTGGAAGTTCATATGTACTGCTAGATTTTTCCATTAAAGCAGCAATTTCTTTTTCTGCATCGTCATATAGTTGCCTACCATTCATACTGACACCACCTGGAAGTTGAATGCCATTAAATTTAATAAGGTTCTGACCCCACTGTCTTTTAATTAATGCGGTAGAATATTTTTTAATGAACGGATCGTTATACACTTGAGTAAACGTTTCTGGATCAAGTGCTCTAAAACAATCAATAAGTACCCACTCGTCTTTCATAACTCTTTTTGGATCAATATCAATATACAAACGATCTTGTCTGCAATTAAATCTATATGAAATCAATGAACCAGTATTGATAATCATATCAATATTTTCAAAGTGTTGCTTTATCATGTAGTAGTTGACCATATCAAAACCACCAAAAGCAAGACCTGTACCTGATGCATTTGAAAACAAATCCATCAAATAATACTGGTTGCTCATACCAAACATATTATTTCTTACAAAGTTTGAACTGATACCATATACTTTACTGATACCAAATATATGATCAGGAACTTCTAAGTAATTTTTTCTGTTCTCCCAAGTTGCTGCATCAGGAGCAGCAGTAGAAACTGTTTCATCTTCCGATGTAAACCTTGTTATATCATCGTCAGTAAACTGGTGCTTGAGGTACATTCTTTCAACACCATCATAGTGACGCTCACGATAATATTGCAATGCATCATCAATAGCATCGTCAACTTGATCGTCATCTATATTGATCTCTAGAACTGGGAACCCTAATTGTCTTAAACAATAGTCCCTTAGCTCGGACCTGCTAGAAGGTTGAGCCATAAAAAAATACCCCTAGTTTCCTAAGGGTATTTATAATTCCTAATGATGATCAGAAATCAATCGGATTTGCTGCATGAAATGCTGGTCTCCAGTCTGCATCAAATGCTTCAACTTCTTCAGGCGTAGTAAGAGAATTTAGTAAAGCTTCATGAGCATTGTTAGCATCACGTGCTGCTTTTCTATATGCAGCTACTTTTGTTTGTCTAGTGGTTACATTTTCACCTTCTAGATAATCTAGATCTTTTGCTCTCTCTGCTCTCCATTCAACATTTTCAATAACATCAGCAATAAGTGATTTAATTCTATTGACTTTATCTTTTCTACGTTGGTCTCTACGATATGCATCTATTTCTTCTAGTAGAAGAACTCTTTGTTCTTCTATTGTTTTGCCTGGGAATCTATTAACAACTGCAGTTTTATCAGAATTTAATGTTAAACTATCAAATTCTTCTGTAGTTTTATCATAATCATATTCTACACAATATTCGCCAGTTGGCAATTCTTCTCCATCAAAAGGATTGCCACCTTCAAATATTCTAATAGGAGAAAGTTCCGAATTTGGACCTTCAGTAAAATAAATAAATGCCATTTGACTACTTTTGTTTATTGTTATTTATATTTTTAATCTTGGTTTGATTCTAGTTGAGATGAGAACAGCGATGTATTATACATTGATGGAACCAAGAATGGATATCCTGTACTGTTTCCTGGAGTATCAAGTAAGTAGGCACTCCTATTACTATCCCAATCATTAATATCATCACCATTACTTCTTTTCATAAATTCATAATCAAAATCAATAACTTTATAATATGTACCAGGATCGTCTTTATTTTGATCCCTGGTAAAGACCAATTTGTTCTTGCCTAACGGAGCAAGAGATCTCCCATAACTAGAGTCTTGATTGTAGAATTTCAAGTACTTACCATCACTAATTCGTACAACTACGAAAGAAATTCCTGATCCATAGTAATACATTGGACAATATGACCACCAATACTGACCATCACTTGAAACTTGCCATCTAGATCCATATCTAATGCCTTGCTCGTAACCATACGAGGTAGTGTAAGTTGGATTCCATAGAATACCCGAATAAACACCAGCACTATTCCAATGCTCTAAGATTGCACCATTACTTGGAGTCATCGTGAATGTATATACCTGTCCGTCGTCAGTAATACAAGTTTGGCATCTATCTCTTGCCTCAGTCGCACCAGAATAAGACCCGTAAGCACGTGAGGACGCTTTATCATACGGAGTTGCATTTGCAGATGCAAATGCTTGATAAATTTTTGAATCACTAGGGGTTTTGGATGCTGTTGCATCAGCAGTTCCGCTGTAATAACTACCCGACAAAGATAGTGCTCTCATGTCAACACTAAAATCATTATAAACAATTGGTTGCTTATACCCATTACCATCAGTTTGCATCACAACAACTTTTTTAGCCGCTACATTAATACAGCTACTGCCATACATATCCTCATCTGTAGTATTGCTATTACTAGGACCTGATGCACTAACAAGAGGAATATTAATAAAATTAGATCCTTCTCTCTGCCACAAATTATAATATTTTACCGTATTTCTTTGACCGAAATGCATTCTTGTAGTACCACCAGCTCCCTCTCTGTTAGAGAACCATGCCCAATCTTGATTAATATCACCTACAATGCAATTAACATCTCTAAAACCATATGGTGTATAACTTTGCGCTGCAGGCCAACCTCTTAAATAACCTGAAGTTTTAGCATACTCAGTAACACTAAGGTGTCCTTGGTGTCCTAAGTAACCAACATTACATGTATTTGAACCACGATCTCCAGAAGAACTTGCATGACTAGTAGTTTCCATATACTGACTACTAGCAAAATTATTAAAAAATTCAGGAGAATAAGAAGTATATGTTCTAAATTGATTATGGTGATAGTTTCCATCACCCACATATTTTGCAATCGGTTCTATGTTATGATCAAAAAGAATCCATCCACCACCATGTACACTATGTTCCATGGCATAAACCGCAAAACATGGTTGTTGATATGGATCTTGAACTTTTGATTTTACCGTTGCAGGTCTTGTTGTGATACTTCTTGCCATTTGTGTTACTCAGAATTTTTTACGGTCTCAATCTAACTTATTTAGTTGAATTGTTCTTTAACATTAAATGCTACTACATCTTCTTCTGTAGTTAAAGTACCTAATAAAACTTCTGCCTCATTAGATTTAATTCTAATAGCATTTATTTCTGCAAGTACTGCTGTTGTACTATCAGAGTTACCATTAACTAAATCATTATCTTTTGCTCTAGTTAGTTTCCATTTTAATTCTCTGATCGCATCAGCAGCAGACATTTTAATTTTTTCTGTCTTAAATGCTACTTGGGTTGTAAAACGTTTAGATGCATCTTCATCTTCAATTAAACTTTTTTGCTCTTCAATGGTTTTACCAGGAAATTTATTTGAGAGTGTGACACCATCAGCATTTAACTTTATGGAAACAAGATAATCAGTTTCTTTCCATTCGTATTCAATAATTGCTAGTGCGTGATCACCTGCACCTGTATTATTTTGTGCTTCTAGTTCGGTGTCATACACACCAATAGCATGGTTATCTAATTTGTTATATACAATAAATGACATTTTTTATAACTCCGAAATGTTAGGCATGTTTGGTTCTGAGCAAAATAATGAAGTATCATATTTTGCTGGAATTATACATGGATAAGTTGTACTATAAGGACCGCATTCAAAGGCATATGTCATAATAGTACCATCCAATGATAATTCTTCTCCGTAAGTGCGTTTATCCATTTCGTATTTAAGATCAATTGATCCAATTCTCATTCCAGCGCCACCATCACCATTCGCCGTTTTACCCCAACCCAGTGAGTTTGGTCCAATCGGGAAAGGATGTCTTCCATCACCACTATCATTGATTTGATACCTGAGAAGTTTTCCGTCAGAAATTCTGATCATCATCATATAAACACCTGCTCCATAATAATATGAAGGACAGTATGCCCAAGCAAACTTACCATCACTTGAAACTTGCCATCTAGATCCAAACTGTCTGCCTTGCTCGTAACCATACGAGGTAGTCCAAGTATAATTATGATGGTGGTGTCCATTTTGAGAGAGTTGACCGTCAGTCTGTCTCTGATCATGTTGTTGATCTGATCCTTTCCATCTGTACCAGTGAGCTCCACTACTTGGAGTCTGAACGAATACTACAATATCTCCATTATCACATAAGAATGGAATTGGTCTATATCTAGCTTCGTTATTACCAGAGTAATTATTATAAGCAGTATTAGTTTCTATCTGTTGATACTCAGTAACGTTTGCAGAGTTACTAAAGAAATTGTGAAGACTGCTATCACTATTTCCCTCGTTCTGAGCACTCATTGATTGGGCATATGCTTTAGAGTTTGCATGTGAAAACTCTCGCAAATCAGGAACGTTGTTATAAACAACGGGTTTGAACCGACCAGTACTAGTGGTAAACATCACTAGAAACTTATTTGTTTTTTTGTTGTAGCAACAACCGCCATGAGTTGCATAGAAATTCTCTGTACTACCATCTCTATTGGTATAATTTCTAGGTATGACAGTCTGCTGTGAATACCTACCATTAAACTTCATATTATAATATTCAGTTGCAGATCTCTTCAAGAACATTAAGTTCGGTGCAGTATTCCCACTTTCAGTGCTGAAAATTGCATAATCTTGATGTGTTTCATTTACAATAGGACAAACATCTCTAAAACCGTAAGCTCTATAACTTGTTCCATTATCGCGACCAGCCATGACCCAACCGCCCATGTTGCCAGCAGCAGAACCAGAAGAACTATGAGACATATGTCCCAAATATCCTACCATAGGAGTATGGCAACAATTCCAACCACCATTGGAAGATGCAGATGAATTTGTTTGGGTACTATTATAACTGCTACTGGATTCAAAAAATTCAGTAGCAGATGTTGTATAAGTTCTCCATGACCCATAACCACTGCTGTCTCCTGTACCAAAATCCGCCGCCACAATATTAAAATTATGGTCGTATTGATAATAACCCCCACCATGAGAATGGTTTAAAGCATAAGTCGTGAAACACGGTTGTGAATAAGGATTTATCGTTTTTTGTTGGGATGCAACCGTTGCGGTTGTTAACTTGCGAGCCATTAATTTGTCCTATTATAGTAACTGTTCAGAATTATCAAGCGTTTCCGTCAATACCGTATGCTACTGCAGAAATTCCAGTTGCAGATGACCAAATTTGAACGGCGTTTGTTGCATCAACAACAATACCTGTTCTTTCAAGAACACCGTTTGCTGGTAAAGTAACACCATATTCAATATGATCAGCATCTGCTACAGTTGTGGTAGCTGCTAATGCAAGTCTGATAGTAATATTACTTGAAGTTCTATTACATACATTTACTGTACATACTTTTGTTTTACCTGTACTTGCTACGGGAACTAAAGTTTCCCAAGTTGAGGCGGACGCAACGTCCACCTTTGCATATACTCCTGACGCCATGTTAATGCTCCTTGTTAGATCTTGCTTATGGTGTTATGGTTATTTATAATTACATTGCGGCAATAAAATAACCAATAGCGGTTATTTCAGCTATGCCTGCATCAACATATGTTTTAACTGCCAACTGAGTTGGAACTGATATATCATCAGCAGAGTCACCAGCAAGAGTAACATCATTGTCAAATGATACACCCAGTACTGTAGTTTCAGTTAGAACCGAAGTTCCGTTAACGTGATATTCCTTAGAAGCAGCAATATCAACATGCTCCGAAAGAACCCACTTATCACCGGATGCTGACCAAGAAATAGTCTTATCGTTACCAGCTTTTACGGTAATACCACCACCGTCTCCAGTAATATCGGAAGGTCCACCAGCACTGAATACAGTACCAGTTGCACTACCACTACCTTGGAACACAGCACTTAATGTAACGGTACTTCCGTTAACAGCAGAAACTGTATATGTACCAGACATAGTGACTGTACCGCCACCGGACGTTACTCCAACAGCAACACCAGGTGCTAGGTTAGTGGTATCACTTACATTCGTGATGTCAGTTGAACCGGCACTGATATCACCAGTAAAACTACCAGAAGCAACTGTACCGAGTTCAATGTTACGATCTTTGGAAGTAACAGTAACGGAATTAACCGAAGTTGTAGTTCCTTTAACAGTTAAGTTTCCTCCAACTGTAAAGTCAGAACTAACTGAATTCAGTGTGCTGACATAAGTAACGACTGCTGCCTGAGTAGGAACTTTCTCGTTACTGTTCTGCGCCATCGTGCCATCAGTTGAGAATTCGTTAATAGCAGCACCCAACTGAGCACCGATAGAACCAAGTCTCAAACTTGATAGACCAGATAGGTCAAACGCAGAAGCATCTAGAGTTGCTTTACCAGTTGCCTGTTCAACTTTAAAGTACTTACCAACTGCGAAGTTACCATCTTGGTCAGTAGATACGTA